TAAAAAACACGGAAGGAGCGTAACATGGAAAAAGATAAAAACACTTCTCGTGCGAACCAGACACGGTCAAAATCTGAAAGACCTAAAGTGTGGGTTCCACCATCATCTCTAGATGCACCCCCTGCACCTGATGGATTCAGGTATAGATGGATAAGAGCTGAAGTCACAGGATTTCAAGATACGAAAAACATAACTGGAAGAATTAGAGAAGGTTATGAATTAGTTCGTGCCGAAGAAGTCGAAAATGCATCAGACTATCCAGTCCTCGAAGAGGGCAAATACAAGGGAGTGATTGGGGTTGGCGGCCTTCTTCTTGCGAAGGTACCTGTCGAGATCGCGAAGCAACGTCAAGAATACATGACTAATCGTCATGAGGACAGAAACGAAGCCGTAGAAAACGATCTAATGAAGGAGCAGGATAATAGGATGCCTATCAATGTTGAAAGGCAATCCCGTGTAACCTTCGGTGGTACGAAAAAGTAATTTTAAATATCATCGATTAACAACCCGTACTGGAGGCCCGCAAGGGCAGGTACATAAGGAGAAACAACACTATGGCAAATAGAAACACAGGTGGTTTCGGACTTAAAGCGGCTATGAGAGCAGGCAACACGCCTTCTATTCAAGGTCAATCTAAGTACGAAATAGACGCTGGTGAAACTAACGCTATTTTCAATGGAGAACCGGTAGTAGTTGACTTAAATACTTCTACTGGTGGATATCTTGTAACTGCAGCAGCAGGTACTTCTATGGTTGGTGTGTTGAATGGAGTGCTCTACACAGATGCTACTACATCAAAACCAACTTTTAGTAACTTCTATCCAGCAGCTACAACTCCTGCAAATAGTGAAGACATCACTGCGTTTGTTAATGATGACCCTTTCCAAGAATACATCATTGCATCGGACGCTACTTTAGGTGGTACGTTAGCGCTAAGAAAATCAAAAATTGGTTTAACTTATGCAACAACTGCTGCAGCAGGTAGTACAACAACAGGAAAATCTTCTATTCAACTAGGAATCTCAACTGGAGCAACAACTGCTAAACAATTGAGAGTAGTTAGAGTAGCTGAAGATCCTGAAAACGAAGATCAAACAGCAGCTAATTGTTCATTAGTCGTAAAGGTGAATTTACACCAATACACTGTTGGATCATTGGCTACAGGAATATAAGGAGAATAGACTATGGCAATATCACGATCACAGCTAGTCAAAGAACTAGAGCCAGGTTTAAATGCTTTATTTGGCCTGGAATATAAAAGGTATGAAAATCAGCACGCTGAGATTTATACAAACGAAAACAGTGACAGAGCTTTTGAAGAAGAAGTTATGTTATCTGGATTCGGTAACGCGCAAGTAAAAGGTGAAGGTGCTGGAGTATCATTTGATGATGCACAGGAAACTTACACTGCTAGATACACTCACGAGACTGTAGCTTTAGCATTTGCTATCACAGAGGAAGCTATCGAAGATAATCTTTACGACAGACTTTCTGCTAGATACACAAAAGCTTTAGCAAGATCTATGAGTAATGCTAAGCAAGTGAAAGCGATTGATCCTTTAATCAAAGGATTACCTTCAACTGCTACGTTCAAGTCTGGAGATGGAGTAGCGTTGTTTAGTACATCGCATACTACAGTCTCTGGTCCAAATGTTTCTAACACATTATCGACACAAGCGGACCTTAACGAGACTTCATTAGAAAATTCTTTGATTCAAATCGGGAAAATGACTGATGAAAGAGGACTTAGAATTGCAGCAAGAGGATTGAAAATGATCATTCCTTCGGAGTCTCAGTTTACTGCTGAGAGATTAATGAAATCTCAAGGTAGAACTGGAACAGCTGACAATGATATCAACGCAATCGTTTCTATGGGAATGGTTCCTCAAGGATACAGAGTGAACAATTACCTAACTGATTCAGATGCGTTCTATATCTTGACAGACGTGCCAAACGGCATGAAAATGTTCACAAGAGCTCCATTGACAACTGCAATGGAAGGTGACTTTGATACTGGAAACGTAAGATACAAAGCTAGAGAAAGATACTCATTTGGAGTATCTGACTTCAGAGGTATCTTTGGCGTAGAAGGTGCGTAATCAATAGATTTTTGTGGCGGGACATAGTTCCGCCACAATCTCAAAATAGAAAGGAAAAATGCCTCAAAAACTCTTCAGAGTAAAAATATACGCTTATCAATATCATGCAGACTTTATCGTAAAATCTGCAGATAGCGCATTAGATATAGAAAACGCAATAGTTGACACTTTGGGAAAAGATGATATAAAATGGGATTATCTTGGAGAAATGATGAATCCCAAGGTTAATAGAATAACCTATGAGGAGGTTATTAATGGAGGCGATAATGCAACATCTGGAGACCCTTTACACACAAAAGAAGGGACTAGATCTTCAATGGGAGCAGGAGCATCTTAAAGAGGG